CAGTGTCGCGGCCCAGCCCCTGGAAAGCCTCCACTTGCCGGCTGTGAAAACACACCTGGCTCTGCAGAACGTCACGTCCGCCAGCTCAGTTTTCGGTTGGTCAACTTTCAGTTCTTGACCGTATTCCAAAAACCAGGGCGTGATCGTCTGCATCACCTGGTATGCCTCCTCGGCCTCGACAAATATTAGGCAGTCATCCCCATCATCCAGCATGTCCCAACGGGTCAAGTTTTGAGATTTCAGATAGGCGCGCACGAAGGCGATCATCAGCAGGCAGTTTCCACCGCCCGTGTTCGGATCTCCTGTACACCTCCTACCGTTTATCTCAAATTTCAGACCGTGGCGGGAGCGGCCACTTGACTTGAGTTGCATTTTGAGTAGGCGCTGTGTCTCACCAGGAGCTGCACTATGCCTGACCCAGAAAGCGTGCTCGGCTGTCAATGGTGCCACCGTCACATGTTGGTCGAATGCCGACGCATCCACCGAAATTACCGCTGGTCTTAGGAACTGAGAGCGTTTCTTTATTATCAGATCGGCTCTTTGGTGCCAGTTCAAGCCTTTCGCGCACAGTCTCGTGGAACAGTTGACATTTTGGTCCTTCCAGGTGGTCAGACCATATATCGCATGTTCGATGGGGGTTATGTGGCGTAGCAGTTCCAAGTTGTATTCCGGTTTGCGGGCGAGGATTGTCCGGGGTTTCGGGCAATCGTCTTTGTGGAGATAGTTGGTTTTCTCCGCCTTCACAAACATGGACAAGTTGGCATTGTTTCTCACATAACCTCCATCTTCCTCCAAGACCAGGCGCGCACGGTCATATTTCCGCTTCTTCGCCCCCGTGTACCTCGCGACTTGTTCCAGTCTAGACAGTGGCTCCCAGCGCCCCGAACCCCCAAATTTCCTCCGAATCCTGGTTGATATGTCATCCAGCCCGCCTTGCATGCGGGCTATGCCTGCTGCGGTGGGGGTGGGGACTATACCAAGAAGCCTCGTGGAAATTGCTGTCATCTCGCTGCATATGCAGGAGTCGGCAACGTTGGGGGCCCAGCAACCTTCGGCGTCTGGAACCCACAGTCTGTGGAATTTTCGCGACCCACATCCCGGTTCCGCGGTTTCTTCAAAAGCCAATGTGCATGAGGGATCTAGAGGGACCACCCTCCTTCCCACACACACCGCATTGAAG